GACATCAAAAATGTCAGATCTTCGGGACCGGAACTTTCGTCCGAAATCGCAGAAAACATGGAGGTGAGTACCTTCATCAGCATGATCTTCTCGGCCAATGATGCACTCAGCTCCAAGGCCGCTGATATGCTCGAGAACGGTCCACTCAGATAGGTCGCCAGACTGTGCATACGTGAGGAGGACATAACGAGAGTTGAAGGTGAATGACATGTGTGTTCCACTGAGGTCCTGGGCAAACTAATGTTATAGCCCAGGACACAGGGCACACCCCAACTATAAATACCTGTGTTCCTCCCACTTGATTTCAAATCAATGACATCGCAAAATGCCTTACTCCCGTTACCGCCGCAAAAGCCGTCGGAGTTACGGAAGGTCCGGAGCCAAACGCCGGTCTTCCGCACGGCCCTCTCGCTACACAGGGAGAACGCGACGCTACACCCGCAAACGGCCAATGTCGAAACGAAGTTTGATTCGAGCTATCGCGCACAAGAAGAGGGACACCTATGTCTCCGGTGCGGGAGAAGGATTCAATCCTGACCCTACCAGTGTCGTCAACCGCGTTCAGCCCTTCCAGATTCGCGCAAGCACCACCTTCGGCGATCAACGGATCCACGCTACGTTGTACAACGCTAGCCATCGCTTCCTTGTTCCCAACAATTACAATTACGCCGCGTCACGCACGGCCACCTCCACCTACGTCACAGGACTCAAAGAATCGTACCGATTTGTCCCCAACAATGAGTCAGTGTGGTGGCACCGTCGTATTGTATTCAGCTACAAGTCTGCCATTGGCATACCTGCCATTGCTCAGGCTATGGGTGTCCAGGCATCCGCGGGCGCCACCACTGTCCGCCCCTTCTTGGACCTTTCCGGATCATCGGATCCAAACTGGGCCAATGCCACCACCCTTGTTTATGGTCTTGTCTTTCAGGGTGAAGTTGGCGTCGATTGGCAAGACCCCATGAAGGCCAAGACTGACCGGACACGTGTCAACATCCACTCGGACCGATTCACCTCGCTCAGATCAGGCAACGACACTGCGGCCCCCGCTATACGTAATCACTACACTAAGATCGGCAAGACACTTATGTATGACGACAGGGAGGACGGCACTACTGTTCTTCCGTCCCCATTCAGTGTAGACTCAAAGATTGGTACTGGCAACATTTTTGTATTCGATCTCTTCCATTGTCCAGCACCCGAGGATGATGGAGTTACGATGGATGTTACATCCACGTCTACGTACTACTGGAACGAAAGATAGGCTCTTTGAGCTCAACAAATGTACAATTTGCTTCCAACCATGCGATGTCCTCATAAATCAAATCCACCCGCCCCCTTGCCGTGTGATCCGTGATGTCAGCCTTCAATTGATCCCGCGGATCAGAGTTGGCTAGCCAAATGCACGGACGTCCCCACTTCATTTGAACGGGATCTCGATAGAGTTTTTTAACCGAGACCACGGTCTGCCCACCCAACCACTCCTTAAAAGATGGGAACATGGCGATCCCTCCTCGCATGTCATCGAACACTGCGTATTCTGCGTCAGGAGCGTCTCGAAGGATGACTGCTCCAGAGAGTATCCCCATGATGTAGATATGGGGTCCCAGAGATCTAGCCCAGAGTGTTTTTCCCAATCGTGACGCACCATACAGAACAAGGCTCCTGCTTCTGCCTGCTTAGTCAGCAAGTTGAACAATAAACATTGAATATACCTTGCACGCGGGTGACATTTGCACGCGGTCACCTCTGGTGACCCGGGCGGGAACCCCGTGCTGAAGGCAACGCTCCTGCCCAAACACCCCAAGCCAAGAATGTATCCTAGCCCCGCAGGGACGTGAAGAAAGTATGACTTACCTTCTATTGGATCATCTCCAAGAGACTCTCCTCGCCATGCAGCCAGCTCAGGTACCATTCCAAGGTCAAATTCGACACCATCGGGACCCACATAGGGTTCTCTGTCTTCGGCGAAGTATCGGTCGGCGTAGTCGAGAAGCTCGCGGTGTCGGAGGACGAAAGACTTTGGGTCCAGTTCTTGTACAAGTCGGAGAAACTCGTCGCGACTTTCTGCGCCGACAATCTGGCTCCACTTATCCGCAGTCTGAGGAAGTCCACCTGAGCCCGGCCTCCCCAACCCTCCTGCAACAACGTTTCCATCCTTGACTGCATAGTCCCAACCGAACTCTGCACGACCTCGAGATGGCACAATGTTTGGGTGGCGGCCGTCGACATCAAAAATGTCAGATCTTCGGGACCGGAACTTTCGTCCGAAATCGCAGAAAACATGGAGGTGAGTACCTTCATCAGCATGATCTTCTCGGCCAATGATGCACTCAGCTCCAAGGCCG